AGTCGAGAACGAATCGGCATTGAGTTATGTAACATAACGAGAGATAGCGGCCCGCCAACGGCGGGCCTTTCCGGCCAAGAGATTACTCTTGGTCCGGTTTAGGGTTAGAGACGGGTGTTTTTTTAGGAGAGCCGTCTTTTTTTGAACCCGGTGGAACGGGTTCTGGTGTTGGCTCCGCAGGAGCTTTAATTTCTTTTCTAGCGTTGAAGATTCCCATCTGAACGCATTTATCGAAATTTTCCTCTTTGCCGATATAGGCAAAGAAGTCAGACGGAGAATTTCCGAACTCCTTACGGAGACTGGAAGGTAGATGGTCAAAGGCTTGTTGAGCCTTAGTTATTTTATCCATATCACCGCAAAAGTCCGCGAGATCGCGGAAGTCACCGAACCGTAATTTAGTTTGATTTATATGATCTATGGTTCCGGTCTTTCGGTATTTTGCGAGAATGTTATTTATATCCACTTCACGAGCGAAGTGTTGCTGAGTGCGATCAGCTTTTTGAGAATTGAAAATTTTAGGAACTCTAGGAGAAAATTTATTACGTATCTTAGGGGCGCTCATTCTTCGGTCCTTTCATTAATTCCTTATCCTTAGAATCAGGAATCCAGTTTTTAATTTCCTTCGCACCATTGCGAATTCCCTCTTCGATTTTATCGTATATGAAGGATTTAGGGCCGAGAATATCGGCCTCTTTATTAGTTTTCCTCGCTTGAGCTCGAGCGGCATCTGACGCAGAGGATGCCGCATGTTCTTGAGCTTTCATGAGGGATACTGATGCTCTGTTAGCCATGACATCAAGTGCTCCAGATATATCAACTTTTCCATGGTCCATTGGCCCTTGGGTTCCTGGTGTTCCCGAAGAAGGAGTCGAAGCTCCAGCGCCGCCTGTTGCTGAGAGGATAGGATTAAGTCCAGCGGCTTTAAGGTCACCAACTTCGCGCTGATGCGCCGAGTTGGACATTTGCTCTTCCCATCGCCTTCTGTCTTGTTCGTCTGCAACGGCCCAGTCATGAGATTCCGCACGGTCACGCCTTTCTAGTATAGTTCTTGATGGTGAGGGCATATTTCCGGCCATGCCACCAAGCATGGCCTGCCAAAAATATTCTTTGATCTGATATTTCGGAGCAAGCTCCATATAATCAAAGGAATGATTAAAAACGGTTCCATCTTTAAGTATAACCATTACATCCTCGTCAGTCCGGGCGCCGAATACATCGGCATTACCCTAGCTGCGTTATTTTCAACGATAGAATCAAAGATAAAGTGAGGCTCTGAGGGCACCGCTATAGTGCGGTCCACGGGAGCATCTTCCTCAATGAAGTCGTCGGAAAGGAATACATCGCCGCCAAGTTCTTGGGCCAAGTGCCAGGCGTCCAATGTCCCGGCAGCGTTAGAACGGAAGAGGCCAGTTACTTTGGATGTTTTAAAACGATATTCCGCCCAACGTTCTTGGTACCCAAAGACCTGTAGATTCACCTCTTCTGTATTTCCGACCTGAAGCTCCTGACGGAGAATCGCCTGCTCGCCGAGGTTTGCAAAGTTCGGATAATAATAATCAAACCTTGTTTGGCGAGACCAATGACGATCAACGCATTCCTGATAAGAAAGATCGGAGCGGACGGCGACCAGGCCGAAGACATAACCAAATTCCGTGAACGATTTCAAAAATCCGTTCCCTTGCGAGGAAACGGTACCGAACGCGGACAAGTTACCTTGAGGTGTATCGCTTGTTTCCGACGTTTGAGCGATCGGATGAATATTAACTTGGGATTTAGAATAACCGAGAAATTCCGGCCTCTGAAGACGGAAATCAGGGTTAATAACTCCGTAATGATTAAAAATCATTTCTATATAACGAGTACCACCACGCATATCGAGTTCGTACGCTTGTTGAATAACGACGGCCTGCCGCCACTCGTTTACGGTCGCGCCAATACCTTCCGTAAGATCCGCATAAGGAGGAACTAATGTCGGATTCGTGGTATAATCATCCTTTGCACCCAAAGAAAAATACAAGCCAGCTTGAGTACCTGTGGCGTTGCCAGACGAAACGACTTGACGGGCCAGAGGAGTCGCGTTTGGTTGAACCTGCGACGGAGATACCGTACGAACATTCGTAACCTCATTAATGGCCTGCCACGCGTGACCGTGAATATCTACCGTCAATTGCTCACCGTAAACGGGAGCACTAATACCGAGTGGAATGTCAACCGAAGGCCCTTTTTGAGGCGAGGGTCTAGCGGTGGTGAAATAATCCTTAAATTTATTTATGCGCTTAGGAAGAGAGCCGGTACCTGCCACGACATCTATGGCGTCTGGACCGTCACCTTTGGAAATTACAAGACTATCCTGAAGATCCTGATCGCGAAACCATTCATTAAAAATTAGCCGATATCCACGAAAAGGCAATGCCGAAATCGGTCCAACTTTATCTAAGTTCTGAATTGGTAAACCGAAGTTGTCCCAGAGAGAGCCAACAGCCGCCGACGTGGCATTTGGTGTAACGGTCGGTGTCGTGAAGTCCGTAGAAGAATCTGGGTCGGGACGCTCGCCGTGCTGACGGACAAAATTATCCCAAACAAGCCGATTTGGAACGAAAAACCAAAACGTCTCCAGATACATATTATCCATAATGGGAAAGATCGGCGTCGCGAGCCGCGCGAACATTGAAGCTTTAACATTAAATGTATCTCCCGGAATTACGTCATCAAGATAGAAGGGAATTAAGAACCCTTCATCGAATGTGTGTTTATGCCTGCTCACGCGGCGAAACGATGATCGCGGCTTTTGAACCGACGGAATCTGAGCAAAATGATTCTGAAATGCTGATTTAATCAAGGGGCCACTCCTTTAAAAAAACCGAGGGAGGCGACCCTCGGTAAAAAATTGTTTAGTTATTCACCTTATGATCTAAGACGAGACCGAGACAATTTTTTGTCTCATACATATAAACATCGCCCATATGAGCATCGTATTCTCCGATTTCAAACATTGAAAAATCGTGAGGATGGCGTACCCAAATGGCTTGACCTTTCTGAAGTTCTTCTTGAACCATGCGCAAAAAAGTACCGCGGTTTTCCATGGTCATTGGAGGACCATACGACGAGGATTTTTCATCTTTAAATATGAAGATTTTGTGTCGTGGATAATTAACGGTTGTCGAAGTCGGGTCCTGCGGCTGCGACCGCTTTAGTATAGATTTCATCTGCTTTCCTTTTGTTGTAATTGTGTTTAAAGATTCTCCCCTTTGCTTTCGCACGGCGGAGAGGGCCGTCGCCTTTTTTTATATTTTCAGTTTTTATGCGTTGTAAACGCAACATATTTGCAGTGCGATATTTCTCGAATTCTTTCGGATGATTTTCTCGGATGTATTCCATGAAATACCGAGGTGTCGGGTAATCCTTATCAATCATCCTTACGCATCCGGCAGATAGAACATCGCGCCAGTATTTTTTTATCCAAGATCTTCCGATGCCGGCACCGAAGCGGCCATATTGTTTTTTTCGGAAAGCTTTGTCCGGCTCATCGTCCATGGGGTCGGTGATATAGCTGCCAACGTAGAGGGCGAGATCAAAAGTAACTTTCTCAAGCTGGACGAATCCTTTTCCCCAAGTTTCTGCCAGTCCTTTTGAAGTGCAGAGCGGATTTCCTTTATCAGAGTAGCGGCCTGTGAATTCAACATCTGTGAACTCATGATTGAAGATGATTCCATGAAAGTGTTTCCTTCCGAAGGTGTCGCCGTATTCGCCACACATTACTTGTTTGATTTTCTTAAAGGTTTTTGAATATACGCGGCCATGATTTTTTCCACCACGATCACTAATTTTACAATGTTGAGCTTGGCAAAATTTTTGCCGAAAATTTTTCATAAATTGAGACCACTCTTCATGGTCAAGTTCTGGGCTTTGGTGGTGTTCTTTGTCGAAGGTCAGCGTTATGAAATAAGAGGACTCCGGCCATTGCTCGGCTTCCAACATAATTCGCAAAGCTCTGGAATATCGACGTTCTACACGGCATAGTTCACATTTACCGCAACCGATATCGACAGAATCGCCTTGGTATGCTATATCATAAGATTGACGCTCTTGGTTCCGAGGGCCTCTGAATTTCCATTCAAAGCCATCAAAGACCATGAGGTTCGGTTTGGAGCAGGCCAACTTGCTTCAGACCGTTTTTTTTAAAGACGAATGCCGCCACGGGCACCCATGCGCGTGACGTGATTAATTTTTTTCGAGCCTGTGCTCTTGCGAAATTTTCTTTTAGAAGACGACTTCGATAGGGATTTTCTGTAGGCCATTACAGTTCCTTTTTTGAGTTTTTTTTATTTGAGGCTTTTTTTTTAAAAAAGCCAAGACTTTTTAGGGGTCTAGCCCAAAAAGTCAGTTAGCACAAATATGACAAGAAGGAGTACCAAAATTCGTTCGGTGTAGGGGGCTTATCGATAGGTTCTCACCGTGTTGCTGGCATCAACCTACCAAGGGTAGGGGTAGGTGGTGACACGCTTGAAAAAGCCCTCAAAATAGCCACTAATATTCTCAACGCCCACAGACGTTTAATTGAACATAATGTGTCTAATGGTGTATTCCCTCTGTATGACGCGGGTTGGATGCACTTGTCACGACAGAACTCCACCGTAGGAATCATTGGTGCGTATGAGTATGTTGTGAATAAGGGGGGAGATATGCGAACAAAAGCAGGTCAAGACATTCTTCTTAAAGCAATGGAGTACATCAACAGTTACGTAGAGGAATTA